ATCGGGCCGCCCGTGCTCATGGACGTCGGTAGCCAAGGTTCAATTATCACAGTCGAAATATCCTTAACCGCATCGATGAAGGAGTAAGACAATGCCAGCAACCTCTATCGCCGGTGCCACGTTCACTGTGACCGTGGCCGCCGTCGATTACAGCGCCCAGGTGACGAGCGGCACGGTCACCAGCACGTCGACCATCACGCGCACCCGCACACTTGACGGAAACGCATTTAGCCAGACGGACCTGATCAGCGCCGTTAACCTGTCATTTCTATACGACGATATGGGTGGCATCTTTGAAGAGCTGCAGACCGTAGTTGACTCAGGCGCCAGCATTGCCGTCGTCATCGACGGTGGAACTGGTGAATGGACCGGCGCAGCAATGTATGTTGAGTCAGCGGAAACGACATTTGACGCTACAGGAGTAGCCATGTGTACGGCGCAGCTCACCGGCGAACTGGTGTTTGCGTAGCCATGTGGGACGTCCTCGATGTGTACCTCGACGGGGCCACTGACCCCGTCGAGGTCACTGTTCTCACCATTCACGTAGTCGACTACCGGGACTTCTGCGACAAAGGGAAGGTCACGGCCTACCCAGCAGGACTTGACCTGCTCTCGGCGTACTGCACGCTCGTCGACCCAGAGCCCGCTGACTTTAAAACTGTCAAGAAGTGGGCCCGAGAGCACAAGGTCATCACTGACAGGCGTGAGCAGGTGGGACCTACGAAGACGGCGATCCACGCCGTCTCCTAATACAGGTAGCCGTAAGAACTAGCCGCCCGTTGGCTGAAGTGATCGGCTACGACCCGAGAACACTGGCCACGATTATTGAGGAGCTGCGCAATGGCTAAACAGGCAGACCTCCGTATAGAAGGACTTGGCGCGATTCTCAAAGACTTAAGGAAACTACCGAAGGAAGCAAGCGCCGAACTGCGCCGAGCCTCAATCGACATTGCGACCAGGCACATGCTGCCCAGTTGGAAAAATGCAGCAATGACTGCAGGCAACTGGGGACCCAAACTGGCGGCATCAATTCGGGTTAGATCCGATCGACTACCGGCGCTGCTCATCGGCAAGGACCGGAAAATTTACAGCGGCGGCGCCAGCACAAACATGGTCCGCTATCCAGCATTTCTGGGCACAGCAAAGAAGTGGCCACCGTTCGGCGACGGTACAGGGTGGATAGCGAACCGCAGACCGTACGCTCGGCAAGCGTTCCACGAATGGGAGCAAGCAGCCCAAGTCGTTACCGACAAGTGGAATAGGAACACGCTATGAGTCGCACCCTGTATCTAGCGCTGGCAATGGACCTTAAAGGCTTCGGGCCGAAGCTGAAAGAAGCAGAGCAGGACCTAGGCAGGTTTGGCAACGCGACCCGGCGCCTAAGCACGACACTGTCAAGCGCCCTTGGGCCTGCCCTTATCGGTGCTGGTGCTGCAGCAGGCTACGCCGCCGTGCAATTCGGTGTCGACGGTGTTAAAGCATTTGTGGACGATGAGGCAGCGGCAGCGAAACTAGCCACAACCCTCGACAACCTCGGCCTAGCGCACGACACGACCGAGGTCGAGGCAATGATCGACGCGCTACAGCGTGAGACAGGCGTAGCCGACGACGCGCTACGACCGGCCTACGACCGGCTAGTGCGATCCATCGGAGACACCGAGCGCGCTACGAGCACGCTACGACTGGCAATGGACATCAGCGCCGGTAGCGGCAAGTCACTAGACACGGTGGTTCAGGCACTCGGCAAGGCATACGACGGCAACACAACAGGACTGAGCAGGCTGGGCGCCGGTATCGATAAGGCCGTGCTGGCGACCGGCAACATGGACACCATCACCAAGGATCTAGCTCGCACCTTCGGTGGTCAGGCGAAGACAGCAGCCGACACATACCAGGGCCAACTAGACAGGCTGGCTGTTGGTTTTGGTGAACTTCAGGAAAGTTTCGGCGCAGGTTTCCTCGGCGCACTCGGCAAGACTGAAGGCAAGACAGGCGACCTGATGACAGCCATGCAGGACCTACAGCCTGCACTGCAGGACGTGGGCGCTGCAGTCGGTGACCTTGTGGTCGAGCTGGCAGACATGGTCACGTCAGCCGACAAGGCAGCAAAGGCAGGCAAACGTTTCCTAGACGACCCAAACTGGGACGACCTCAGCACGCTGATACGTGAGACAGCCGACAGCAACAGTTACCTGATTAGCACCTTCGTGTCCGGCCTGCCGACCGTGGGCCCGTACCTGAACGCGCTATTGCAGCTTGTCGGTGGCTATGACGCGCTAGCTGGCGCTGCCGATGGTGCCACTGGTGGGGTCAGTCGTACAGCGATGGCGATGGGTCGGACGACTCCAGAGGTCGACAAGAACACTGCAGCGACCACAAGATGGAACGCGATAGCAGCGGCCAGCGGTGCAGTCGTGTCGACAACAGGTGGCAACCTTGACAAGTATTTCGCCAGCCTTAACAGCACGGCAAGCGCGACAGGTGGCGCGTCGAAAGAAACCGACCTACTGACTACAGCGTTCGACCTACAGCGCGGAGTTGTCGAGAAACTACAGACAACCCTCGACAGTCAAGTCAGCGACCTTGAGCGTGCCACCGCAGCGGCACAGGAGTACTCGAGCACGCTAGCCAGCCAACTGCTCGGCGGTATCGACCTTGGCGCTGCACAGCAGACAGGCGCCGACCTTGGCATCTCGACCCTCGAAGCGTTCGACCGGCAGATAGCCGAGGCGGCATGGTTCGGCAACGTCCTATCGTCAATACAGGCCAGCGGCGCAGACCAGCGACTCATTGATGAAATCGCCGGTCTGGGCCCTGCAGTCGGCGGCAAACTTGCGCAGGAAATGATCGACAAGGGCCTAGTCCAGACATTTAACGACAGGCTAGAGGACATTACGGAAACCGCTACGACCGTAGGACTGGCAATGTCTGGCGAGTTCTTTGGCGCTGGCATTGACAGCGCAACAAACTTTGTTGACGGAACAATTGAAGAACTGATGCTAGAGCAGGACCGACTAAAGAAAATTGGCAAGTCAATGGGTAAAGCCATCGGCGTCAACATGAAAGCAGAAATAGCGCAGGCAGTAGCCGAAGCAGTGGCAGCAGCACAGGCCGCAAAGACTGCAGCAGCAGCCGAGCGCGCAGCAGAGATAGCAGCACAAGCCGTAACCGTGTCCGAGCAGCAGATCGCCCAGGCACTACAGCGACTCATAGCCAACAGCAACAGTCGAGCCGGTTTTACAACTGGCGCCCCTGCGACCACGCCGGTGCTCGGATGATCCCAACCGTCCTAGTGAACGGTGTCGCCCTCGACCTCGACGGTGTCGAGTACCGGATCACTGTTACCCACGGTCGTAACGACATCACAGCTGCGCCAGCACCAAGCGACGCCACAATGACGCTTATTGGGTTCCTGTCCATCCCGGTAGGAATCAGCGACATTGTCGAGGTCGAGTCGTACGGCGTCACGCGCTTCACTGGTCGAGTAACTGACACGATCCTTACCCACGACTACAACCCAAACGGCCCAACGCTCGGTGTCGGTGATACCTGCTACGTGGCGCGCCTTGACGTGACCTTGATTGGCAATCTCAGCCTGCTGGGCCTTAAGTACGTCGGAGCGGCTGGCTACGCCAAAGAACTACTAAACGACCGAGTCGAGAACATCCTTACCGATGCAGCCGTGTCCTATGCAAACAACAGCGACCCACTCATGACACAAGAAGCGCTAGCGGCCCTTGACGGTGGCTACTCGGCGCTTGACCTGCTCACAGCACTAGGCACCCAGACAGGTGGCACCTTGTGCGACCTACCGGACGGCGCTGTCCTGTGGGAGTCTTACAGCCGCCGAGGGTACGGCTACAACCCAGCGCATTGGGCAGACTTAGACCCAACCGATACGTGGCCGGATATCCCATACATTTGGGCCGACGTTTACGACCGTGTCGACACGGCGCCACTCACCGTAGAGCTGCCGCACACTGCAGTCGCCTGGTCACCTGTCTGGCGCAACACTTCACAGACAATCCTGAACGACGTCACAGTGATCTACGGCAGCAATCAGAACCAGTCACAGAACGACACAGACCCAGCGTCGATCATCACTCACGGCCGTCGAGCGTTCACGTTGTCGACGCAACTGCATGAAGCAACCGACGCGCTGTCGCGAGCCTCGGACATCATCAGGACCCAGTCGGAACCGCGCTACGCCGTGCAATCAGTCGAGGTCCTTGTTGAGACACTCACCGACCCACTACGCGGCAGCCTGCTTGACGTCATCAGTGGCAGCAAAGTCGGCATCGACCTGCTGCCGCAGCCAGCACCGATCGACGACTTCGTGGGAGTGTGCGAAGGATGGGCCGAGACATACACCCCCGGCCAGCACCGGCTGGTGCTCAGCCTGTCTGACCCACGGTTCTCGTATCAAGTAGTCCGGTGGAATGAGATAAGCGCCGTCCTCACATGGGCAGGTGTCGACCCGACTGTGCAGTGGTACAACGTAGTCACTGCAGCCGACCTAGTCGCCTAACTGAAAGGATCAAGTCATGGGACTCCCGTACGTACTATCTAGCGACCTAGTGTCGGCGTATCCGGCTAAGTCGCTTGAGATCGCGCAATACGTCGACGGCCTTATTCCATTGCTGGCCATGACACAGAACGCACAGACAGGCACGACCTACACGTTTGTGCTCACCGATTTTACGAAACTCGTGACGTTGTCGAACGCGAGCGCCGTGGCAGTCACATTGCCGCTTGAGTCGTCAGTTGCATGGCCGACCGGGACTCAACTGCGACTGCTGAACCAAGGCGCAGGCACGGTCACGGTGGCCGGTGCTGTTGGTGTGACAATCAACGGCACGCCGCTGACGCTCACGCAGTACAAGGGCGCCAACCTAATTAAGACCGGGACAAACACTTGGACGTTTGTCCCTTTCGCCTCGGGTAGTGCCAAAGCAACGGTCACGGCAACTACCGGCTCACCGACCATCACGACCGTTGGAACACGCACCGTGTACAAGTTCACCGGCGCAGGAAGCATCACGACGACGGCCGGCGAAGTCGAGGTGCTGATTGTCGGCTCTGGTTCGGCCTCGGGTGGCTCGGACGGTAACGGCGCGCGGATCATGTCCGGCATCCAAACTCTCACTGCAGCGACGCACACAGTCGCAATCGGTGCCTCGGGTGGCACCCAGTCGACCGTTGGCACCCTCAGTTCCGGCCCTGTCGGTCGTGCTCTCAATAGTGCGAACGTAACCGGCGCAGGGGGTACGACTCCAGCACCTGGAACCCCGTTCACTTCCTCAATCGACGGAACCTCACGGACCTACGCAGCGGGACAAAGTTTCGGCGCATCGTCAACCACATTTGGCGACGGTGGCAGTTTCGCAGGCGTCGCCTTCATCGCGGTTGGATAGGAGCAACATGGCAACGTTCGCAGAAATGCAAGGCGACACCGTCCTAGGCGTCCTAGCGGTCAGTGACTGCGCCATAGGCGGTTGTGTCGGGCCAGATAGTCCCGAGTACAAACTGTGTGGCGTCGACCCATGCGGCACGCTCACCTTTTCGGCTACCGAGCCGCTTGGACAGGCCATGCTCACAGAGTCAGGTTTCACGGGGACCTATCTTCAATGCTCACGCACTGGCGCGTTTCGTGGATGCTTTCCCGCGGCTGGATACATGTACGACGTAGGCCTCGACGTATTCGTGCCACCAGTAGCGCCCGAGGTGGCGCCGTGAAATGGAAGCTTGCGGCTGCAGCCGACACACTCCGCAAGCAGGTAAACAATCGCTATCCAAAGCGCGACAAGAGCAGCGACGGCACCATAGGCGACCAGGCACACAAGCGCCGTGTCTCCGATCACAACCCAGACAAATCTGGCTACGTCATGGCACTTGACCTCGACGAGGACGGATGGCCAGCACACACATTCGCCGACCAGTTAATCGTGTACCTCCGCAATTCAGGCGACAACCGCGTAAAGAACGTGGTCTATGAAGGTCGAGTAGCCAGCGCAACCTATTCGGACCAGCTTTGGGTGTGGCGCAGCGCCCCTCGACTCGGGCACGCACACCACATCCACATCAGTTTCACCGATGCTGCGAAGCACGACGGGCGTCCGTTCCCGTTGCCGATTCTCGACATGCCTAAGGCACAGCCGGTCGAGCTGGTGCCAGCGAAGAAAACAGCACGCAAGAAATCGCCAGCAAAGAAGGCAGCAGCGCCGAAGCCATGACCGAAATTTTTACTACCGTCATCGGCCTGCTCGTCGCTGTCATTGGGCTCGTCGCACTGGTGATACGTGGCCAGTCGAAAGCGCAGCGACCGAACGGTGGGAAATCACAGTACGACCTGCTCGTAAGGATCGAGTCACGACTCGACCGGCTCGAACGCAACCAAGACGAGCACCTACGACACCACCTGAAGGAGTAGCCATGCTCGACAAACTGTCGCCCGAAGCGAGGCACCTATGCCTGCTACTTATCGGCGCCCTAATCGCGTGGGCCAGCACCGAACTGCCCATGCATCTGGACCCGCTACCGGCCAGCCTGCTCGGCGCATTCACCACCGTCGCCCTGGCATGGCTGACACCACTGACGAAACAATACGGAATCGGCGCCTCTGACAGTGTTGACAAGATTGAGTAATTTGATAGGCTAGTGTCTAGGTCGGTCACAAGGACCGGCCAGACCAAAGGGGAAACATCATGTGGTTCATCTTCTACAAGCGCCTTACCAAGCGCGGGCACGTCGGCACCGACATCCTGTCCTACCCAGACAAGACAGCGATCGGCTACGAGTCCTACGCGGAAGCTGAGAAGGCAGGCGCAAAGTTCTTGGAATCCGGCCTTGACGGCGTTTTCTGGTTTGAGGCTCGACGGATCTACTAGGCACCGAACGGGCCACCCGACAGGGTGGCCCGTTTCCTATTTGAGAGGAAGCAATGAGCGACACAAACACGTATTCGACACGGCAGGCAGCCGAGGTCCTCGACCTGAGCCAGTCGACCGTCCAACGCATGGCAGACGAAGGACAACTACCGTCCTACAGGACACCAGGCGGTTTCCGCAGGCTTGACGCTGGCGCTGTGCAGGAATACCGCAGGACACGAATATCGAGCACGGTCACATTGGTCGAGCCGTTCGGTGGTGATGCCGCATGATCGCTGAGGCAGCTCTGGCTGCAGTCGTACAACTGGCACCGGCCTGCACTGACCCGGTAGTCAAAGTCCTGCACTCGGCAGGTTTCCGAGGTCGAGCGCTGCGCTACGCGTACGGCATCGTCATGCGGGAGTCGAAAGGCAACGCTAGGGCCGTATCGAGCACGTCCGACTATGGCCTGTTTCAGTTCAACCGAGCAGCACACAAACGAGCCGAATGGTGGGACTCGACGCGCTTGCTCGACCCGGCCTACAACTCAGCTGTGGCGTGGCGCATCTCGCAAGGCGGTCGCACCTGGTACCCGTGGGACATTGCCGGCAACGGCCAGCACCTCGGGCGGTACAGCAGTCGTGCAACCTACCGAGTGTGGGTTCAATATGTGAAGGCGTATCCATGCTAGAGCCAGCGACCTACTCGTGGCGCTGCACACTGTGCGCCGCTAACGGCCACGGTGGCGCTTCAGCGTTTGCCGTGCACTACAGGAACAAGCACCAAGAACCACAACGCACCTACACAGGTTTTTTGATCGAGGCACGCGATGAGCACGGCCTACGAGGCACAGCGGCCTACCAGTGGGCGCACTCGGCGTACGCCGAATATGTGCGTAATCACGAGTGAAGACACCGAAGCGGCTACCGAGCGCGCGTGAGTTTGCTCTACTCACGTGGGACGCACGCATTGAGGTCCTGTCGGCGCTGCGAGCAATACAACTTGCCTACCTACAAACCGAAGAAATAAGGGGAAACGATGACATACGAAATACCAACCAAGCCAAAGGATGAACCAGATCTAGTCGTAGCCGAGCTGCTCGGTGTCATCAACAAGATGTCACACAGCAATAAGCGACTAGAGAACATCATCAGGGCATACCAGGCGATCGCAAGCAGCTACGACCATAAGGCTGCAGCGCTACGCGACGAGCGCGACCGTGCACGACACACAGCAGCCGTCCTTGAGGCAGAGTGTGCCAACTGTTGGGGCCCTGTGCACTCGCAGACCATCGCTGGCATACGCATGGCAACAATGCTGCAGATAGCCGAGGCGGTTGACGATGTCGAGGGATGACTACGTAGAGGTCAGTGAACGAATTAGGCAATTCGTCGAGCAGTACCCAACAGGCTCACTGCAAGCAGATTGGGGCATGGTCGACCGTGACAATGAGCAGTGGCTAGCCGTCAAGGCGTACGCCTACAGATACCCAGACGACGCTCGACCTGGCATCGGTCACGCTTGGGAACCAATACCCGGTCGAACACCGTTTACCAAGGGCTCTGAACTGATGAACGGAGAGACAAGCGCATGGGGTCGAGCGTTGGCTGCGATCGGTATCGCAGTGAACAAAGGCATAGCCAGCGCCAACGAGGTTCGCTCGGCGCAAGGTCGAGCAGACGACCCGGTCACAGCCAAGGTCACAGAAATGGGCAGCTACAGGACACCATCAGGTGGCCACAAATCCGAAGGTGGCCAGCCGGCGACCGCGAAACAGATCGGCCTGCTTAAGGGCACGATGTCGAAGCAGCACATCAACGAAGCCGTGCTAGCCGACTTCTGCATGCAGCAGCTTGGCTTCGAGCTACCTGTCGAAGGGCTCGGCGCACTAACCAAGGCGCAGGCCTCCGTCATCATTGACGCGCTACTGAAGTCAGCAGCAGGGCCAGCGACACGGTCGAGCGCGCCAGTCGAGGACGACCCGTGGGTGACGTCATGAGCCCATTGGATGCGGAAATTGTCGCTTATGGACAAGGCTTTATAACCGGTCGCAAGGGGGCGTATCTAGAGGGGTACAAGGACGCTACTGCGGTGGCTATCAAGCGAGTAGAGGAATTACTGATGCGACAGAAATATGGGTTTGACATCGATTCGCGTCTATTGCTTGACGAAATCCGCGATCGCGAGGAGGAAGTGATTACCTCATGGGACACAGTATGAGGTGCCAAGTGTGCGAGGCGCTAATGGAACTGGTCGACACATGTAACGACTGCCTACGACTGCAGTACGAGCCCCCACCAGGCAAGCGAACTGGCCGGCCACCGTTCTCAGTAGTCAACGGCCAATGCCTACGTGGCCACACAATGATGCGGGTCAAGGAACGCTGGCGCTGTAACCCATGCGAAGCGATCTACGCCGACAGGAAACGACAGAAGCGGAAGGCCGAGCGATGATCCAAGCAATCGCCCTAGTCCTCGACTTCGCACCAAAACACTGGACACCCAGCACGCGCATGGTCGCTGTCGCCCTAGCCGACTACGCCAACAGTGACACAGGCCTGTGCTGGCCGTCGATATCCAGCTTGTCAAGACGCTCAGGTTTGTCAGGTCGACAGGTCCAACGATGCCTACGGCAGATCGAGGCAGACGGTTGGATTGAGCGGACATGCGGCGTCCAGAAGGTGGGGACAAACCTGTGGACATGGCGCAAGCGCATCGCCCTAGGGGGTGACACCCACGTCACCCCCAGGGTGACACCAGTGTCACCCCTGCTTAGGGGGACGGGATGACACCCATGTCACCCGAACCGTTATCTCTTAACCACCATGGAACCGTTACCGGCCACAGTGGCTAAGAACCACCGGCGCTCAGCCGGATACCAGAAGTGGGTAGCACAAGTCATGGCTAGCTGT